ACTTGCCACGTCTGCAGTCACGACGAACTGTTGCAGCGTGCCGTAGTCGTCGCCGGTCAAGCGGTTGATAGCGTCCACGCCAGCGATGGTGATGATGTCGCCTTGCTTCAGCGTGCCGGTGATGGCGTTGGTGACCAGCGTGTTGCCGGTTTGGCCGCCGCCGTTGACCGTACCCGCGGTGAAAGTGCCGACCGTGTGGACTTTCGTGGTCTGGTCCATCATCCAGTCGAAGCCCAGCGTGTCCGTCGTGATCATGCCAGACTCGTACTGCTCGCTGATCTTGCGTTGCGGGTTGAACAGGCCGGTCAGGGAGCCGACGGTACGTGCTTGGGTCAGCGGGTCCATGATGATCTTGCGATCCATGCGCGGCGACAGCGCTTGGTCCAGCGCGGCACCAGCTGCCAGCCAGGTCGTAGCATCCGGAGACACGAGGCTGCCGCTGGAGGTCTTGAATGCGATGTTGCTGGCAGTGTTCGCGACGGACATCAGGTCGGCAGCCACAGAAGCAGCAAGGCGGTTCACGGCCGGCGCCAGGATGCGTTCGCTGTAGTCGTCCAGGGACATCGTTTTTTCGGCGGTACCGAACGAAACAGGGACGTTCTTCTGGTTTGCGACGGTGAGCGTGGTGTTCTGCTCGTTGGTACCTTGCGGCGTGATCGCCGGGCCGCTGTTGACGACGTAATCGTTCGGCAGGCGGACGCGCAGGGTGTTACCGATCTTGGCGCCGTCACGGGCGAATTGGTCGTCGTACTGCTTGTTGACGGTGCGGAGGAAGGCGTTCGTCTGCGAGAACAGACGCACCGCCTCGTTGGTGATCATGTTGATGGTAAGTAGGCTGTTAGCCATGAAAATCTCCGTAAAGGCAAAGAAAAATGCGATTTCTCGCGTTTCGTCTCTGCCCTGCGGAGACTGCTTAACGGGCCATGCGGCAATTAACGGCTTGCCTCTGCCTACCTACCCCTGAAAACAGGTGAGTACTGCTTGTGCTGCGATTTACCGGCGCTTACGCGCGCTCTCGTTGCGCCACTTGAACCACTCTTTCGAGCCGACAGCCGGTTCCACGCTGTCCGAAGCCGAAGAACCGCCCTCAATGGCCTGAATTGGCGCCGGGGCCTTAGAAATCTGCTTCGTCATCTCTTTCGCGGCCTTCGTCGAGAGCTTCGTCATCTCGATGCCCATCTGGATCGGGCTCAGACCCGCGATCCTGACTGCTTCGCCGAGGTTGTCATGCTTGCCGAGCCATGCAACGACCTTCTCGGCGTTCGGGATTTCAGCAATCACCCGCAGGAACTCGGGGCCGCCCACGCCGGCGGCATTCAGGTTGGCCACGGCGGTATCGAAATCCGCACCGAATTCCTTACGGCCGGCCTGTTCGATGCTCACCAAGCGCTCCTGCTCGCGTTCCTGCGCACGGATGTTCTCGGCATAGGCCCGCGCAAGCTGATCTACGCTCTGCGGATTCGCTTGTGCGTGCTGTTGCTGCTGATCGGCCGGGATCATCGATTGCGCGCGCTCGTATTGCTCCTTCCAACGCGCTGCCTCGGCCTCGGCTTCGCGGCGTTTGGCCGTGATTTCAGCGATACGGCGAAGTGCCCAGTCTGCAGGCGCGGGCTTTTGTTCCTGCTGCTGCTCTTGGGGCTGCTGCTCCTGCTGTTCAGCCGTTGCTACCTGCTCTTGTTGCTGTTCCTGTGGCTCTTGAACTTGGTCGTCCATTTTTTATGCTCCTTGGGGCGGTCAAACTGGTGCGAGCACGGTATTCATTCCGGCTTCGTATGCTGCATCTGGATCCATCGTCTCTTGCGACAGGTTCTGCGCTGGGTTCGGAGCGCTCAGCATTTCCTGCACAGTCTTGCGCACGATCGCGTCCGTCTGTTCCGGGTTCATACCAGCCAGCAGGGCCTTGAGACGGTCCGTCTCGGCCTTGAATGCCTGGACGATGGTTTCCTTGTCGTTCTCCATGCGCAGGGCCAGATGGTTCAGCGCGTCCATGTCGAGGCGCTGCTTCTCCATCTCCTGTGCTTTGGTCTTGTCCTGCAACTCCTGCTGCAAGTGCTGGATGACCTGCATAGCCTGCTGTAGCTGCTGCTGGAGTTGTTGTTCTTCCGGCGACGGGCCTTCTCCCAGGATCGACTTCGGGATCCAGTTGCGCATGCGCTCTTGCAGCTTGTCGGCAGCGGGGAAGTCGGCATTACCCATGTACAGATCGCCAATCACCTGTGCCAGTTCAGGGGCGGATGCCAGCAGTTGTGTCATCGCGTTGAACGCATCTTCACGACGAGTCTCGAAGTTCGGACCAGCTTTCGCCACCACGTCATACTTACCCACGTTCGGATTGAAGATAGCCGAGACTTTGGCTTCGCTCTCATCCTTGTTCTGCTGCAGTGGAATCTTCTGCGCCGGGTCGATCTGAATCTGTTGCTCGTCACCGTTCTCGGCGAGGATACGGATAACGCGCTTGGTGTCGTAGATCTTCGGGAACAGGTCGATGATCTGCTTGCCTGTATAGCGGATCGCCTTCGACTCGTTATCCTTAAAGTGGAACATGACACGCGAGCCCTGCTTCTGCCGACGCTCGATCGACACACCCGAGATCTCGTTGCCCTGTTCGCTGAACGTCGCTTCGTACTGGCCCGACGCCATCATCAATTCGCGTTCGGCTGCCTGCATCCCATCCATGAACACAGGAGCCGAGGAGGGCGGCTGTTGACGCTCGGGGGATGGGATGGGATTGCCGTTCTCGTCCGCGTGGTTGTATGGCAGATACGCGTGGTTCTGCGTGTTCGCAGTGGCCCAGTAGTTCTCCAGGCCCTCGATCGCTTCCACAGGCGCCATATACGGCGACTTGCTTTGCAGAGCACCGAACTCCAGCGCAGCAGACGCGTTGTAGTTGTACGCGCGCTGTGCGTCCTTCAGGTAGCGCACGAGGCCCTTGCGATCAAGGCGCCCTTCCATGACGATCTCTTCGCCCGGCACGCGGATGATCGGGATGTACTTGCCTGCCCACGTGCTGCTTTCGACGATCTTGTCGCCCACGATCAGGTAATGCATCACCGTGCGCTTGTCCACACGACGGCGCTGGGCATTGCCCTGTTCGAACGCAGCCTTAAGCATCGGACGCGCTTCGTCCGGCAGTTCGGACTCGCGCACGTACTCGATGCCGTCATCGCCCTCAACCGCGTACAGCCACTCCTTCGATTCGATAACCTCGTAATACTCAGCAACGCGCACCACGTCTTTGCGGTTCCACGACAGCGCGCCATCACCGAAGGTCTGCTTGTCCAGTACCGCGCCGTACTTGGCTTCAGCCTTATCGCGCGGCATGTCGTCGAACACGAAGCCGAAGCGAGCATCGGAGCCATCAACCGTCTTGATGTGCGGATCGAGGTAGACCGAAAGCGGGTCGGGGATCTGGCGGATATAAATCTCTTGGTCGAAACCGTTCTCGTCCGCGTAGTCCGTTACGATGCGCCAGTAGCCGATACCGCCACCAACTTGGAATTCACGAGCTTTGTCGTACGCCGTCTGCGCATCTGAGATGTACTCGATGTGCCTTATGATGCCTTCAATGATCTGTGCGGCCTCATAGGTGGCCTGATCGCCCGTTGGATGGACCGTAATCGAGGACTTATTCTCCTTGCCCTCATTGACCACGTGCAGCCAGTGCGTGTGCGTCTTGTTGATCGTGACCATCGGCTGGTCTTGGATCTGCCGGCGCGCACGCACAGCAGCATTCCACTGCTCCTGATTGTCCGAGTCGGCAAACAGGAAACGGATATCGTCCTTGAAGCGCTGGCGTGTGTCCTGCTCCCACTCTACGCAGAGCTTGAAGCGCTTATGGGCGCGAGCGACGATGTCCTTTGAACGTTCAGCCATGGTCACATCCAGTACCCGGGCGTAACGCGCCCAGGCATCGCCAAACGAGGCTTGTTGATCTTGTGTTCTGGCTTCTGCTTCGCTTCCTTCAGCGCGATCGCCATGTAGCCGAATGCATCCGACGCGTGCGAGGCCCAGTCATGCAAGGGCTCGTTGCTAAACTGCTTGGTCTCTTCGTCGACGCGATAGCGGTAGTTGCGCAGTGCATCCAAGCCCAGTTCCGTCTTGCGCTCGTCAAAGTAGCAAAGCGGCAGGATCAGTCGCGCAGCCTCGATACGAGTGTCAACCGACGTCTTGGGCACAGTGCGCGTCTTGAAGCCAGCGGTACGCAACTGCTGGGCGACCGTACGTTCAGCCGCCAACAACTCATTGTTCGCGTCGTGCGGCAGCCAGCAATCGCCATAGGCATAGCGTTTGGCCTGCAGGTCGACGATGTACTCGCCAATGTGCTTCCCCACGCCTTCCATGTAGTCGATGACGCGGTACTCGAACGGAGCCAGTTGCGCGAACCAGATGGCAGTCTTGTCGGCGCGGCCCAAGTCCCAGAAGATGTGCACGGGCTTCGTCGGATCGTACGGCACGGTGCGGATGCGGTCAGCGGACTCGCGCAGTTCCTTGGCGTAGACAGCGCCCATCACAGGCGTCTCGAAGCTACACAGGAACTCCTGCTCGAAGTACGCAGTACCCAGCGTCTCGCCGTAGTCCGCGATGTACTCAGCTAGCAGCCGGTCAAGCTGCTCGGTCGACAGAATGCCGGTGTCCTTCGCGGTCAGAACCTGAGCAAATGCGTTCGGGTCGTCCTTAGCGGCCTGCAGCGTGCGGTAAGCGTGGTTCTTCCCACGCGGCGTGGTATTGAAGATCTGCCAGCCGCCGTTCTCCGCCAGAATCGGGCGAAGATATGCCTTTGCCGCAGGATTGGACAGCGCCCACTCCGAGTACACAAGGCCAATCGGAGGCGAGCCAACCAACGAGTTGAAGTTGTCCGAGCCAACCACTTGCCATGTACTCCCATTAACGAATTCGATGTACATCTCTTGGTCGTTCTTGCGCTTGCGGATGGCCTCCGGAAAGGCCTCGTCAATCCGCTTCTTTCCCGTGTGCGGGTTGATCGCGTTCCAAATGGCCTTCTTGGCCTGCGACGCCAGCGGCAGCATGTACCAGTAGGTGCCCACACGCTGAAAGGACGCTACAGCCGTCCAGTGCAGCCCTAGTTCGTCCTTGCCTGCCCGGCGGTGCCACACAATCTCTGCGTGACGGCCGCCGTGCTCCAGATAGTCCCAGGCCCCGCGCTGGTAGGGCCGAGGCGTCCAGTTGTTAGGCAGCTTGACCGTTGCCATCGCCACTGAACCGCACAATCTGGATGGTGAACGGCTCGCCACCTTTGCCCGTCAACTCCGTCTGCTGCACAGCTTTGCCATATGCCCGGTCGATGATGTATTGCGCGGCAGAGAGGCGGTTGCGCTCGTTCTCGCCATGTTCCATGATCGAGCCAATTACATTCAGCGCATCCGGAGTGCGCTTTTTGCACGCGTCGATAAGGTCGAGCTCTTCCTGCGTGCGCTTTACACGTCCGCCTGGATTCCCCGATTTTCCTTTTTCGAATGGCATTGCTAAATATTGCTTTCAGTTAATTACTTCTTCTTGCCCAAGACCTTATTGGCCTTCGCGTCGATCTTGGCCTTCGAGCTCTCACTCAGCTTCCCGGCCTTTTCCATTTGGCTTGCGCGCGCCTTTGCGTTCCGCGCGTGGCTTTTATCGGGCACCGGGTATTTGCGCTCGCCAGGCATGCCGAATTCGGATTTCGACAGCTTGTTGCGTGCTTTAGCTTTGAGTTCAGCCATGGATACCCCGTAATTCCGCTGCTGCTGGTTCGATGATGAGGCTGGAAAAATCGTTTAAGGAAAGGTTCAAATCTTCGGGATATGCCGAAAACGTTACGCTCTTATCCTTGGCATCGAATCGATAACGAAACTGATCGCGCATCACATCGTATTGATGGAGGAACCTGTCAGAGCGCATACCCAGCACTCGTTCGAGTTCGCGCTTGACCGTTTCGGGATCGATTGTCGTCTTAGCCATGACGTTTCTCGCTTAGGCCGGCGCGCCCACACGATTTGCTCGGATGGTGCCGTATGCCGTCATGGTCGATACCGTGAACGTGGATTTGGCAACCAGATAAACCGTGGTGGTCGCCGTGATCGACAGGCGTACTGCAGGTACTTCCATTGCCATTACTGCAGCGGGGACCGATGCCGCTTGGTTCCATGCCATGGTCGGGTCGGTTCCCAGGCCGCTGCCGCCGGTCTGAGCCGCCAGAGTTGCGCTAGTCAGCGATACGCCAGCGGTAATGTTGGTCACGCTGGTAGTTGCAGCAGGATTAAAGTCGATGACGCCGGAAATATCCCAGTCGCCAGCCGTCAGGGTGATCGAAGTAACGTTCGCCGCAGTATTGGTTGTCAGGGAGACGGCCGAGCCAGACGGTACAGAAGAAGTGACGAGAGTGCCAAGGTCAGAAGAGGCCACGCCGAAATATTTGGTCATAGTGGCTCCTTATTTGTTCAGACCGCGATCTTTCGGCGCACGAACGCCATTGAGCCGAACAGGCTCAGGCTTCGGACCGCTGGGAGGTTTACCGCCGTGGAATGCGCCAGCTTTGGCTTCGCGCGACTCGCGTGCGCAATTTGCTGCGACTTGGGGATTGCCCCCGTCTTTGAGACCGCTCATGTTCACCCCATTGAAACTGGATTAGGCGCAATTGCGCACAGTCTCAATGGTAGAGATAGAGAGATTTGGAGGCGAGCTTTAAATTGTGATCACATTGCATTTAGTCGCAAAGCAAAAGACAACTGTTCGTGGCACCATCGTAGATGCGCCGAGAACATCTCTCTCGACATATTCACGAGTGCGCCTTTCACCTTTTGCGGGCGAGGATCGCAATATTGCAATTCCAAGACGCGAACTGACTTCGGATTAAGTCGGCTTATTTCCTCAGCCACGCGCTTTATGTCGCCAGGCACCTGGTCAGCATGATCGATGTGATAGCGCGCCCATTCGGCGAGTAGCTTCTTGATGGGCGCAGAGTTGTTCTTCTGCGCCGTCATGGATGCTCCATTTCATCCGTGCGCTCTTTCATCTTCTTCGCGCCTCGATCGAGAAGCACAGCCAGCCATATGGCTGATGCAAAGCCGGCGATGAAGGAAAGGACGATGGAGATGGCGAAGTGGATATCGGGGTCGATCATGGCGTCACCTTTGCACGATGTACGCAGCCCGAGCACTCCGGGTCCGCAGCGTGTGATAGCGCGTACTGACAATCCGTGGTGCCGAAGGCAGCGTTGACGACAGTGTGGATAGGTTCCTTGCGCGCAGCTGCGCCAGGACCGCGAACGTGAGCCCAACCGAACTGCGCGATGTAACTGCTATCAACAGTCAGGCGCGGCTTGTTGTGGCATCCGTATAGGCTCATGGGAATCTCCTCAGTTGCTTCGAAAGCTTTCCGAATGCAGGTGCAAGCACTTCGGCTGCAATACGTTCGCTCACAGCTACCAGCAGCCCTTCTGCGATCTCTTCGACTTCAAATTCTTCATCGAACGATTTGCGGATCTCGATCTTCCGACCATTGATCTGGACGAATAAGCAGAAGTCATGGCGCGCGTTCATGGCGTCGATCCGCGTGTGCATGACGCAATCGATAGGGGAGTTCTCCAGACGAATGGCCTGCACGACCTTGTCTCGGGCGGCCTGTTCCATTTCGCGCAGCAGGCGCACGGATTCATCTGTCGGTGCGCGGTGCTCGTGTACCGTCACTGATTCGTGCACGCGCTTGGTTACGTGGGTGTCGTAATGAATGTCGAACATTTACGCTGTCTCCTTCAATGCGCGCAGTTTGTAGATTTCGACAACTTCGAGCGCGCCAGCTACCGAGTTGACGATGTGGACCGTTGCGCCCCAGCCTGCGTGCCAAGTGGCCTGATCGGGCGTAAGCGCCTGCTTGCTAGGCGGCTTGGCGCCGTCCTTCACCTCAATGAGGAAGGTGACGCCGTTCAGAGCGCACAGGAGGTCAGGGCAGCCCTTGCCGACTGCGTGCAGGTGCTGGACGGTGCAGCCGACCTTGCGCAGTGCTGCGACGATCTCGGGCTGGTTTGCGTCGATACGGGCGCCGTATTTCATGGCATCAGCCCTTTCCCGCGCAGGATTGCGTGAGTGCGCAGCACGGCATAATCGAAAGCGGCGTCGACGTCGTATTTCGTCATCCAACTCGGACGCGGCACCCGGCCATCCAGCACGTCATGGCATGCCGAGCAGCCAAAGCACGCCACGGTGTCCGGCGCCTTCAGGCCCATTCCCTTGCCGTCAGCGAGGCGGTTGGAGTGGCACAGAACGACCGTCGATGAGTCACCGTTGCACACGCCGAGCAGCTGGAGCGTGCATTTCTGGCCACGTGCTGCCTTGCGGATCGGCGTCATCTTCGGGCCGCGCGACTTCATCCGCTTGGTCGACTTGAGGATCGGCCCGCGCTGTCCGAGCGGAGCCTTGCGCTTGAGAGGCGAGCGGGTGAGGGTCATGCCTTTGCCTCGGCCTTGTCTAGCTTGATGCGGCGTGCGTCGAGCAGGGCATGCTGCTTTGCCAGGTACTCTTCGCGCGCAGCGATCTGTTGTCGGCCCCACTCGATTGCGGCTTGCTTCGTGTCGTGCAGCGCCTCGACCTTGTACGATTTCCCGTTTGCGTCACGATCGTATTTGTCGGCATAGACGTATCCGGATTTCACGATCGTGATCTGCTTGGGAATGTATGCAGGCGACAGAACCCATACTTCGCGGGGATATTGGCGTTGCTTGGTTTTGGACATCGTGTGTTCTCCTTATCGTTGTTAGCGCATCTCGCGCGAAATAGTCTCGTCAGGCCCTCATCCGCACGCCCAGATGAAGCATGAGCCGGACGAATTCCAGTGCGGCGCAGTTCTCAAGGTGGTATTGCTGTTTTGTCATTTATCCCTCTCT